CAAGGGCCGCGCCACGCGCATCAGCAGCCTCGCGGCGGGCATCATCACGGGCGACCAAACGGGCGGAGGTGGCGGAGGTGGCGGAGGCGGGACCGCCCCGGTCAATACCGCCGTCCCCGCCGTGACCCAGGCGGGCGACACACTGACCTGCACACAAGGGACCTGGTCGGGCGAGCCGACGAGCTACGGCTACCAGTGGACGGTGGACGGGGCGGTGGTGGGCACTGACTCCGCGACCCATACCGTCACGGCGGCGGACGCGGGTAAGGCGGCGACGTGCATTGTCACGGCCACCAACGCCTCGGGCTCGACCGCCGCGCCGCCCTCGGTGGCTCTGACGATCACCGATCCGGGTGCGGCGTCTCGCTCACGCAGTAAGTAGAATGCTGGGGCCGACGAATCGGCTGATGGCGGGGTACGCGATGGCGAACCCCGCCCCACGTCCGCCTGATACCTGGGTTGGTCGCCTCGACAGGCTACAACGGGGCAATGCCGACGTGGATATGTCCATGGACGCGCTCCGTCCGCCCGCTCCGGACATCGATCGGGGCATGGAAGATGTTCTCATCGGCAATCTGAACCAGGCGCCCGGTCATCCGGTTTCTGGCTGGTTGCCGATAAACGCGACCCAGGTCGCGCCGAACCCGAATGATCCACGATACCAACAGTGGGTGCGGCTCATGCGGCAGCGGGGGGCGATCTGATGACCGTCTCCGTCTCAACCCTCGGTCAGCAGGCGCTCAGGCTTCTCGGTGTTCGGGTCGTTCCGCTGGATGACTCACCGACGCTGACCGAGATGATCCCGGTCGCCACCATCGCGACGATGGCGTTGGTCGAGTTGGGCGTCATCGCCTCGGACGAAACGCCGCTGCCGTCCGATCAGGCGTTGGCGTTGGATAAGGTGGCGAGTGTGCACGCCGCGCTCGATGCCCAGGGCGTGGTGTGGTGGGACGGCGCCGCCGTGCCGCGTGCATTCGTCGAGGAATTTACCAAACTGGCGGCGGCGCAGATGGCGTCGAGCTTCGGTAAGGCGGTAGATCCCGCCTCCGTGGCGCTGCTCGAGGCGCGCGTTCGCAAGGGCGCGATGGTCATAAGCGCCGACGATAACGCCAACCAGGCGGTGCAGGCGGTGCATGACGACCTGGCGATGCGCGGCATCGCGCGATGGTCCAGCCAAGACATTCCAGAAGCCGTCGGAAATTCATACACTGTTTTGGCAGCTGATAGCCTCGCACCCTTGTTTGGCCTCAAAACAGATCCCGCCGACGCGATTAAAGCAATGATCGCGATTTATCGGTATGTCGCGCTGCCGACCAGCGGCGAGCGGGTCGTTGGAGAATACTTCTGATGGCGTATCGTCTCAAATATTCCGATTATGTAACGTCAGAGGGCCCGCCCGATCCGTTACGCTGGATCGGGCCGCCCGGACCCCAAGGCGAGCCGGGGAAGGACGGAGAAGGCGCGCTCGTGGGGGCGACGCCACCGGGCAATGTACCAAGCCCACTATGGTGGGATTCAAACTCCGGCCAACTCTTCGTCCAATACGATGACGGTTCGTCCGTACAATGGGTCTCCGCGAACAGCATCGACGCGAGCACGCTTGAGGGCAGTTTCCTGCCGCTCACGGGCGGGACGATGCAAGGTCCGCTCAACTACACGGCGACCGGTGGAACGGTGGCGCGTTCGGCGCAGGATCGAGCGGCTGAAGTTATCAATGTGCGCGACTATGGTGCACTCGGTAACGGCACGGCCAATGACGCCGTCGCGATCCAGGCGGCGGCGAACGCGGTCCCAACCACGGGTGCTACACTATACTTCCCCAAAGGCAACTATCTGATCGCAGCCCCAACCACGCTGAAATCGAATACCGTGGTCTTCGGCCCTGGTGCGACGATTACCGCCGCGCCCAAGGCGAGTTGGCCGGGTGGTGCCATCGTTCAGGCGTTCTACGCGACCGGGCAAAGCAACATCACGGTTGACGGATTACGGTTCGTCTTTCCTATCGGTTACTCCAACTTCGGCGGTGGCGCGGCATCGCACATCCTGTCGTTCAATGCCTGCACGCACATACAGGTGCTTAACGTCAACTCGGACGGTGGTAGCAACCAGACCGCGTTTGTCGGTTGCACCGATACACTGACGCAAGGCTGTCGCGCGACCAATGTCGCCAACTGTTGTTATGACCATTGGGGCGGATCAACCGATTGTCGTGTTATTGATTGCTATGGGTCTACGTCGAACGTGGATGCACACGGGGGTATGTCGTGCATAAACTTCACCGGCATGAACAGCGACAACAGCGCGGCGACCACGACAGGCTTTATTTGTCTGGGCAACATAGTCTATTGCAACGTGAACGATGCTCAGGCCATTT